TATTGTTTCATTTTCTATTAATGCTTCATCCAGTTCGTGACACAATGCACCAACCGTAGCGCAACACGCCGCTGCGTATGTGATCATTGCCTGTTCAAAGTCCATTCCTTCACTTATCATAATATTGTCTGCGTTTTTTTGGATGCGGCAGCCCCCATTTACCCCTGCTGATCGGGAGTTCCCAACCTTAGCGAGGAAAGTTACTTAAAATGGGGCTTTTTCTTCTTTTGGTAGTTTTTCTTTGAAGGAATGCGACCTGTATGTAATTCCTTTTGATTCTTTAATCCATGTATTCATGTAATACTCTTTCCCGTCAATGTTTACTGATCCTGTTTCATCGGGATGAGTTTCTTTTTCTTTTTTGTTATTTGGGAATGAAGCTCCGCGATTAGTGTTGTCGTATGCCATATTTATTCTTTTGTTTTTGGTGGGTTTAGTTTCTGCCATACTTCCGCTCCTTGTTCGGTTTGGACTAGGCAGGTTTGTTTGTTGTTTTTTCGAGCATCTTCCAATACAACATCCATCATCTGTTTTTCTTTAGGAAGATGATATGTGTTTGTAAGCTGCACAAATCCATGTTCTTTAGCGTATTCTTTAGTTGTCATTGTCTTGATTTTTAATTATGTCATTTATTACTTGTGAGTGTAATGGGCAATCGCCGTTGTAGACATGGATTCCTTCAACTCCTTGGTATCCACGTCCGTGATGGTTATCCATTATTGGGCAAGTGCAACCAAGTTCAATGGCTTCCTTTGACCCCGGGTTTGGTTTGTTATTCGGTTTCATCAAAAGCGTAATCCATTGCGATGCGCTTCCATTGTTCTACTTCAGCAACCAAAGCGTCAATTCGGTCTAAAGCCTCGTCACGTTGCGCTGTAACTTCGCAAAGACGTTGATCAAGTTCATCAATCAAGTCGCTGTCTTCTTTCATATATTCGCGCATTGCACAAATTAGAACTTCTTTGTCTTCTTTATTAGTCATATATTTATTTATTAAAGTTTACCGAAATGTTGTCCGATTAAAAATGCGTAATCTTGTGGGCATAGTTCAATCTCGTCATTAGTTTGAATGAAATCCCAAATGCGATCAGCACGATCTCCAGCGGGTAAATCTTGTTGAATTCGGTCTTGTGCGTCTGCTCCATCTTGGAAGTCTGAAGGGTATTCAGTCATCCACTTTTGTGCGAGTTGCGTTAATTCAAGTGTCATATATTTATTTATTGGTTGCTAGGCATTGCGCCTTGCTTGGTGTTAAATCTAGGTGGTTTTCAAAACGGGTCAATACTATTTTCTAAATATTTTTCATTGTCGCTAAAATAAATTCCGTAGATTTCTATTGCTTTTTTATATTTTGCTTCAGCGTCCGCAAACCTAGATTTGGTGCGGCTCCTCCATATGGCTGTTGCTGTATCAAGTAGAATACAGCATTGGTCGAATGCGTTATCAGTGTTCATCAATTTGTTCAAATCTGGAGATTGCGCCTAACATTTTTACTGGAACAAACACGTCTCTCTGTCCTCTTCGATTCTTATCGAATCTGATTCTGCTTGTCTCAATCTTCGCTGGAGCTTTGCGGAAATCCGTAACTTTCTTCTTGTCGTCTGGATGCAGGATAATGAGAAGGAAATCAGTATTCATTCCGATTGCACGGGACTCACGCACTACGAAATCATCGTTGAGTTGCGAGGCAGTAAGAACAACTGAATTAGTTTTTAATGCTGTCAGCTTTAGTCTGCGTGATAGCTCCGATACTGCCTGTTCTCTGTTATCGGCCTTAGGCATCTCCACGATTTGAAGATAGTCTACAACGATAACATCAGCTTTACCAAGTGATGCGAGTCTTTGAGCCTCGGCAATGATCTCGCCAACATCTGAAAGGTCATCTCGGAGCGTCAAATTCATTTTCATCAACTGCTCGATTGCGGAACTGATCTCTTTTGCATTCGCTACGTTGCGCCAGTCGTTAACCACATTAGCCTCACGCATTGGAATAATCTGCTTTCCGATAAGATTGCTAGCCATACGTTGCAGGATGGCTTTAGAAGGCATTTCCAGCGAAAAGATGGCAACGTGCTTCCCCTGCATCAAAGCAGTCAACGCAGCTTGGTAAAGAAGGATTGACTTTCCTCCAGATGTTGCCGCACCAACAACCATCATCTCACCTCGTTGCATTCCGCCTCCAAGCAGTTTGTCGATTTTCGGTATTCCCAACGGAAACTTTTCGATTGGCTTCTTGTCATCGAGATCATCAAGGAAATCCATTAGATGAGCTTTCACGTCTTTCGCTTGTGTCGCTTGTGGGATAGCATTGGCGATTGATTCAGCTATGCTGGACAAGTCAGCCCTCATTCCGATTATGTCAGCTTCGTTCTCTTCCCAGAGTCCGATAGCATCACGATAACTTTTAGCTATGAGTAATTGCTGGCGATAATCCTCGGCAGTCTCAAGACACATTGAACCAGCAGACATGAAGATGGTTTTAAGATCCTCCATGACTCCTTCTTTGCCACCAGCAGCATTGAGCTTGCCAGTAGTTTCGAGGTCACTGATGGCCCCTAGTGCGTTAGTTGACCCTGTCCTTTGATAAACTCTCTCAAGAGCTTTGAATATTAATTTGTGCTGATCTAGAGCAAATAGATCAGATGACCATGCCAAGTGTGGAAGAACGTCTGGATCAATAGCAATTAGCGATAGTGACGCTTTTTCTGCCGTGATTGCGATAGGTAGGTTTTTCATTTAATTAAGAAGGCTGGAGTGTTTTCACCGACATATGCGCCCTGAACATTAAACTCAAAATACTCTTCAGCTTCCTCGCTTGTCATATCTTTCATTAAGATTTCTATGCACTTCTTTCTATCGTATACTGCAAATGCAGTTGTGAATTGATGAGCTACACCAATGAAGGCTGATTCAAATCCATCTGCCAAGATGATTGGTTCATCTTCTCCAACTAATTCAGTTATTTTTTTATTTATGTTTTTCATATTTAACAAGCTCGTTGTGGATACTCATCCTGTTGGTTTGATTGATTTGCAACCCAGCTAGCCTTAAAGCCCTGCCATCCACGGGAGACGCATTCTGTCAAAGCATCCTCCAATGTCCAGCCTGAAATTTTCACTTCTCTCTCAATGGCATCTAATGCTGTTTGGGTCAATGGTGCTTTCTTTGCTTTTCTTAGTTTTAGAAAATCATTCCAGACTTGATCTGGAACCTCGAAAGGCTGGATTACGCTTTCAGATTTCTTTTCTATCTTATCAATCTTCTCTTCTCTTATCTTATCTTCTCTATCGGTTAGCGTTGGGCTGCCCATGGGTTCGCTGTGGGTTTCGATTGGGTTAGCCATGGCTAACCCATGGGTTTCAGTTGGGTTGGACTTGGGTTTCCTTCCACCTTTCTTGCCATTCTCCCAATTGGCTATCAATGAAGAGTTATACTCATCCCATTGGTGAATCTCTACATTACCACCATCTCGCCGTATAAAACCAGCGGCAATAAATGCCGACTCAAGTTTTTCAGCATCTCCAGCATACCTACATAGTGCTTTTAATCCAGCAGGAGGAAGATTTGTAAACATACTTGTCTTCCTGTTTTGGCAATGCCCCCATATCCTAATGAGATATAAAGGCGCAGATTCATCGTTCAAAAGATCCACTAGCATCCTTGTCTTCCAATGGTCTGGAAAGTCTGGTGATATAATCATATTATTAAATGTCTGCTATGCTTCCACGGGTGTTGAATATCCCGTTTAAGTCTGGCTCTTGTTCCATGATCAACCTTGCGTAACAAGCCCGAAAATCATTCGACAACTTGTATTCCTCGGCTGAATCCACGGACATATAGTAGTTCCATCTTAGAACCTCGTAAAGCATAGCAATGCCCAGCTTGGCATCATTACGCTTGCGATTAAATTGCCTAGCCAATGCTACTAGGTTCTCGTAAACTTGTGGATTGCTTGAATGAAACCTTGTGAACCTTGCAGGGATTGAATTGTCAATCTCCACAACGATTGGGTCTAGGTTTAGTTGTAATTGGTCGCTCATTCTACTCCTTTCAAGCGATACTTGATGCGATCCATTGAATATCCAAAGGACAACAACGCTACCACAATATCATCCGTTGTTACTTCTGGAAACTCTCTTGCTTGAACGTATTTGTCTAGCTTGTTCCATCCTGTTCCGCATTGCTTGGTTGAGATGAAGTCCCACCATACAATCCTGCCAGCAACGCAACGCACCTTATAGTCTGGTACTAACTCAATCTCTTCCAACCAAGTCTCTTGTGATTTTGACTTTAAGCATTCCGTATCTATAAACTTGTGCCTATAGCGTTTCTCTTCAACGTCTTCAGTGTCATCAACTTCTTCAATTTCAATTATAGTTTCCATATTATTTATTATTCCTGCATTTCTTTATCATTTTGTTAATAGCTTCTCTTATGTGAGGCCATTCTGTTGGGTCAATTTGAATCTTTCCTTCATTATCATCATTGCACTGCCATACTTCGATGAACTCACCAGCACCTTGATCAACGATTTGAATTTCAGTTACACCATCAGCAAATATTGGCTCATTTTCTGGCATCACGGCTACTTTCAATGTTATAGTTTCGTAATTCATTTGATTTTCTTTTCCTTTTTAGGTTTGTCTTCCACCATCCGAATAATGTCTTTGGAGCGATATGCTGGAAAATTGAATGGTATTCCCCTCTTTTCTGCAAACTCCCTTAATTCGTTCGCCTTAATCTTACCTCCAAATAGTTCAATAATATCCTCAACTGAACACTCTTGTGTCGCTGAGTAAATTGTTTCTGCATCACAATACTCAATTCCCTTAGAGTTTTGCAGTTTGTAACCCACAACTGGCTCGTTATTAGTCAAGCGTTCACGGATCAAATCCTTGGCCCAGTCTACTAGCTCGCTGTTAAAAATACTGGCTTTCTTTAGGAACACAGATAGGCGTTCTGGATCAGCGGCTAGAAACTCCTTTAATTGCGCCAGATTAGCCTGTATGTCGTTATCAACGATTTCTAGTGTATCGTTAGCCGCTACAGCGAGAGCTTGGCAGGTTTGGCTATTGGCGCACCATTTACAATATTCGCACGGACTTGGCTTTTTACCTTGATCATTTGCTGATTCCAATACCTCTTCGACTATAGCCTTGGATTGGTCGTATGAAAAGTGATGCTTAATAATTTTTTGCTGGTCACAGAATATAAGATAGCACGTCCACTCTGGAGCAAAGTCACGCTCCATATTTCCATACGCATATGCCGCCATCTGCTCATAATATCCACGGACTTGTCCTGATTTTAAATCACAACTTACGGATAATGATGGAATCCTGCAATCTTCCGTTCCTTCATGCTCAATGTTTGGAGTCTTCACCTTGAGCTTGGACTCGTCAGATATAATATCATTGTCTCCAGCTATTGCTTGGACTTGATTAATAGCCCAGATGACAGCTTTCTTGTCGTCGCTTGTATCCAGCAATTCAATCTTGCTTGAATCTCCAGCAAGAGCGAAGCGGAATGCCTCATCCATCTTGGTTCCACGAGCCGCCGCTGGGGATGACTCCCCAGAAGCAGATTCGTAACAGGCACATTGCGCTAACTTAGGTAGTGAGGAGTGGCGGATCATAGTGTTGTCAATACCGCTTGAACGAATGCGGAAGCCCCACCCTTGGAAAGAATCCTTGAGCGATATGGGCCTTCTTTTAGCTCACGCCATGTTTGTCCTTCCTCCAATGCTCCCTTCTTGATTAACCACAATGTAGCTTCCTTGTCTATTTCCTTGATGGTCGCCTCTACTTCAGCATACCAATCACCCCAAGGAGCATCTGGCATATCATCCATGTTGACTGGAACGATTGGTTCCTTCTTTATTACCTTTGCTACAGGCTTACTAACATTTGTAACGCTTGGACGTGATGCGGCATTGCCATCATCATCTTCAGGGGCGATACCACATGCCGCCATGAGTGAGTAACGCCTTGCATAGGTCAATGCAGACCCGTACCCCATTGCGTCATTCTTGCTGGCTGGAACGTGCAGTTTTCCTGCTGAGAATGTCTCACCCGATTCATGGATGAATAGAGTTTCGACAAGAACACCAGATTCACATTCGTGAGTCTGTTGAACCAATGCGATTCCATTGTCATTTAATCCACCCATGACCGCTTCGACGCAAGCCGAAAGATCGGCATACCTTGATCTGAAGTGAGGGTTGGTTGATGTTTTGAGTGCTGGCCCGAAAGCTTTCTGAGCCTTGACTAATGCTGATGCGATGTTTTTCATATGTATTTATTTATTGGTTGTTGTTGTCGTCTCCCAAGATTGTATACTTGGGAAGGTTGTTGAGGTTAGCTTGCAGTTTCTCCGATTCAAGTTTTTTTTTCATGTAATAGCGTTCAAACTCATCCAGCACATTTTGCTGTCCTAGCTTGTAGCAAGCCCACATGGAAGCCATGGTGATTATTGTGAGTGATATTGCGAATGTAAGTGTCATGTTATCCTTTGATGTTCCAAACAAAAAGACCTAGTGCCAATACTGGGATGATGATTTCGCCAGCCTTGAATGCCATTATTCCGAAGCAGATTATTGTTTCCATTTAGTCTACTTTCACAAGTCGCGCCAAGGTATCTAGGAATGCACAGAATGCCTCGTCAAAATCAAGCCATCCCGAATTGTGTTTATTATGTTCGACATAATATCGAATCCTGCCTTGGTTCAGATCAGACGACACGCGAAATTGGTTTCCATGCCCTGTATACAATTCGATGAGTCTTGCGGAGGATGATAGCTTTGAGTAAATGTCGCTCAGTTTCTCTTTCCGCACACTATACCCGCTTGCTGACCTTAGGGGTAATTCTTTCAGCTCCTCGTAAACGTCAATGAATGGCTTCATTGCAGTTTCCTCAGCTTCCCTTTTTGCCACTTCCTCTGCTCTTTTAGCGTTTTCCTTTGCAGTTTCCAAATCCTGTCTTGCCTTGATTATGTCTTTGATGTTGCTCATATTTATTTTCTATTTATTTAGTTGTTATCACATTACGATCAAATGATCCTTTGCCCATTCATCACTGATGCCTAGTTTTTTTATGATTTTTTGCTTAATTGCTTCTTTGATATCCTGTTTGCGACAATACTCTGCCACGCCTTGCTGGTATCCTTCGCTGTATTCTATCCTGTCTTTGTTTGACTCAAATTGATTGTTTTCTGCGCCGTATTCAAATCCCGATTCAAATCCTTCCTTATATGCTTTAGTTTTCATGGTGTGTTTATTTTTTGATTGAATCTAGGATATTTTGCATTTCTGTGCTCAAATAATCGGCGTATTGCTCTTGATCATAGTCATTTAATACGTCGATTGCTTCTGATAGTAATTTCACTAATTCTAAAACTGCATTTTCTTTGCTCATATTTATTTTCTATTTTTATTTGCGTTGCTGTAGTTTCGCATTATGTCTATTAATGCTTCGGTGATTATCTGTTTACTTTGTTCTGCTTCCATGTCTGCAATGCCTTGGGCATCGCTTCTATCTAATCCTTCGCTTTCGAGTTGATTGACCCTTGCAAGCCAATCTGAATGCCTTGGGCTATCGTGATGTGAGGGAGGTAATATCATATCGTTTCGACTTGATAAGACCACCCACGCCCCTCCTCATGGTCAATCGTGCCGCCTTGACGGATTCTGACCACCCCTGCCATATTTTCTATGGCTGCCAAGATATTTGAGATATCCCAAAAACGCTGAACCATGTCAAATATGAGTATTCTGGATCATTTAAAATGCGTGTTCTCATGTGTTTGTGTTTGTTGTGTTCTTCCTGCGATTATTCCCCCTTTGCTTTGCGGAGAGTGGAGTGTGCCGCATCGAAAGCCGCTTGATGATCGGGATCAAGATCATCCTCGATTTGACGCAAGGCCCAATCTAATGCGGAGAGTAAGTCAGGCGCGGCGGCTATAAGGCGAGCTGCGGAGGGATCGAATGTTTTCGCGTAGTGATTCCCTTGGCTTGTGATGATGACGAAATGATCTTCGTTTTGCGTTATGTGGAGGGGAAAAGGCCCCTTGTGGAGTGTTTTCATTTATGATCCTCCCAATTTTGAATAAGTTCATTGACAGCCGCCTCAATGACAACGTGTTCAATCGAACCGAGGCAGAGGGCTTGAAGGGCTTCTTTGATTTCATCTATTCTGTCTTGTATTTCGATTGTGTGGAGGGCTGGAATCTCAACTATGGCTTGAGATTCTCCCCGTTCGATTGCTCCAGTGACGTGATATTGCAGGCGGTTTTTTAGTGTGTTATTCATTTTTTTGGTTTGCTGTGGAGGGAAAGATTATCGTTACCGATTAAACCGCTACAAGGTGGAGCGGAGGAATCGGAAGGTATTTGATAGGGTGAAGGGCTAAAAAGGGCTAGGATTGGCTCTTAAGAGGAAAAGCGGGGAGGGATTGAACCGCCCCGCATAGTTTAATCAATTCCCAAGGTAAAAATAGATTTCACCAGAATCGGATTGGTAAAGATTAGATGGGACTTGCCCGTTTTCTTGTAACACCTCCGCATTTATCCAATCAATATCTTCCAAAGAATCAGCCCCCAATTCTCGACAGTCGCCAGCAATCCATTGAAGGAAAAGCGCATTGACTTCGTTTTCATTCCATGCCGTGACCTCCTCTTGATCCCAGCCACCAGAGGAACGCGCGAAATCGCGCATAGCTTGTAACTTTTCTGGAGTGTCCAGCAATTTAATTTCTTGCGCTTTATCTTGTGAGGCTTGCCAAGTGTTCTTTCCCGCATTTTCTCCCCCCTCATGCTGTGAGTGTGAGAGGGTAAAGCAATCCATTTTTAGTATAGGTGTGATATTAATTTCCATAAGATTAAAGACCAAATTTTTCAACGTAGGAAGCAAAGGCCATAAAGAGGGAAAACATGGCAAGGGTGAAGATTGCCAAGAATAGCGGGAAAGTGAATTGATCTATTTTCATTTGATTTTTTTAATGGCCGATAATACCCGCTTTGAAACTCCAGAACGGTTTAATTTAAATAATCCCGTTTGAATTGCCACCATGCCCCCTATACTGCCCCCATCGGTTCCCCATACGCTCCCCCCATCGGCGGAGCTTGGCAGGTCGTAAATGATAGAGCAATCTGATTCCGCATCGGAAAAATCACGATTCCTATCGTTTCCGTTTAAACGTTTTTCTAGCGTCAATATCCTATCGCATCGGGTGATCTGGATCTCGTTTTTTTTGCAATGCGCCACAAAGTGCGTTGCAATTTCTAAAGGCGTTTTTTTAATGTTCATAGCAAATCAAGAGCTTTATTTATATCGCGGCGGAGAATTTCACGGATTGCAGTATATTTTCTCTCCGCTTCATTTAATTTGTTTTCCGCTTGTTTTTCCGCTTCGTTGATGATTTTTTCTTGTCTCATCAGCGATTCCTTCCGCATTGCCTCGCATTGTGATCGAGTTTCCGCAAGTGTTATATCGGGTATCATATCGGATCTCATGAGCGATTCAATTTCAGGCAACAAAGACTCCAGCCATGCGCCACAATAGCTATCATGGCCTAGTTTATTGATGCAATCGGCGATGTGTGATAATTCTTCAAGTTTAGTCATAATAAATAAATTAAAATTGCGAAACGATGATCCCGCCGTCAAATTCGATTAGTTGGCCGTGATCTTGAATATATTCGCGGATTTTTGAATCGACCTCGTCATCGTCATTTTCAGCCGTCTCATCAAAGCCCAACTCTTCAAGAGCATTTGAAAAATAATCATGCGCCCAATCTAAAAGGCTGGCATATTCCGAGAAATCGCAACGAATCGCGCAAGTGTCTAATTCCATTTCCTCGCCTGTGCTGTCTTCGTATTCTTCGAGATACTCCGCAAGTGCTAGGGAGCCGTTATAACTCCAGCGGGCGCAAGTGTCGTTTTTTAAAGCGTCAGCTATTTGATATGTGTTAAGTGTGATTTTCATTTTGATTTATTTTTTTGGTTTTTATTTGACGGACGATTGATTTCGCTCATCTGCAAACACAATATCACGCCAACGCTCACCACCAAGATATTTTTTCATTTATTTTCATCCTCGCACAGGCGCATAAACACAAGCGCAAACGATACAGGCGACCGCAAACCCGCATCAACACAAGCGCAAGTATTTTTCACGCATTAAAAAATAAAAAAGAAAAAGATTGACACTCGCAAACCCGCATCAATCCTCGATCTGCGGACAGCAAGTGATTTCCGATTCAATCGGAAAGAACGAATCACCACACAATTTTCGGCAACATTGCAAAAAACGGTTTGCCAAGATTGGAAAACTCATAAACATGAGATTTCAAATCGGAGAGAATAAACATGATAAATACAAGCGACGAACAAGCGGGAAGGACGAGAGAAAGACCAGCGCAGAGAGTAGCAACACACGTTCATTGCGTAGCTAATTTTAACCACCCGTTTTTTTTAGTGTCAAGACAAATCACACAAAAACTTTCATTATGAGTGATGACCAACCCAAAAGAGGGAAAGGAAGGCCAAGTATTTACAGCGAAGAAATAGCAACGGAGTTCTGCAGATTGCTTGCATTAGGTAACACGTTAAGATCACTTTGCGCGACTGATCAGTTTCCAGCTCCGCAGACTATTTATGACTGGATTGAGAAATATCCCGATTTTTCAGAACAATACGCTCGCGCACGGAGTCAACAAGCCGACCACTACGCCGAGATGATAATAGATGAAGCATTCGGAGCGAGTGACGCAAGCATTGGCAGATTGCGAATGGATGCGCTGAAGTGGGCCGCAAGCAAGATTGCTCCGAAGAAATACGGTGACAAGATAGAGGTTGAATCGAACCAATCGAACAACATCCGACTTTCATTTACTATCCCGCACCGTGACGCACCAGTTGATATTCTCGAACTCGAATCCCCCGATAGTATATCAATACAGGACAGGGCAGGGTTACAGGCAAATAATGCCGAGGCAGATATTGCCGATATTGAAGCAAGCGACCAAGATAGATACTAGGCATATAATGCCGCCCGCAGTTAAACCGCGGAAAATACGCATATAAATAAACTATGAGATTTCACGTTTTAGGATTACCGCACACCGTAACAAGTAAAGATTTTAACGCCTGTGCCTACACGGCCAAGGTGCTAAAATTCGGAAAGATGATGACCAGCCGAGGCCATGAAGTGATCCACTATGGGCATGAAGATTCTGACCTCGAATGCACCGAACACGTTAGCGTATTAACGAACGACGATTTCTCGAAAAGCTACGGGTCGCACGACTGGCGGAAAACCTTTTTTAA